ACTGATTATTACCCTTGCCCTTCATGAGCGCCATGGCTTCGTTTAACATGCGCATGTTAGCATAAGATGCGGCGTCGTGAATGGTGCCGGAATTGGTGCCGACGTAGGTGGGAAACTGATCACGCCAATCGTCGCAATTTAGGGTAATGCTTATAAGCTCGCCGCTGTCGGGGTCGAACGTGCCATTTTTGGCAAGGTAATCCTGACGGAATTTTGGCCACTCCCGGCGAATAAGTTCTTGCGCTTCTCGGTGTTCAGTTGCCTCGTCTTCGGAAAGATTGTAAAAGCTTTTGGGCGCTAACGGCTCGTAATCCTTCCAGCCTGGCACGTTTTCCATTGGTGGCGGGATGACGCCTTTTTTTCCGTTCCGAAGTGTAACGGCCACATTGCCGCCGCCGACTCCGAAGTATTTTTCGCCGCCGGTGGTTGGGTTTTTAGCTGGCGGTGCTGCTGGTGCCTCTGCCTGGGCGGGTGCGGGTGCTGCTGGCTTAACCTTGGGCCCGGTGGCTTTGCGTAATGTCTTGCCCTTCTGAAGATATAAGTACGCCCTGCCGTCGTTGGTAAGCTTTGCCTTATCGTCCACGAATCCCTTCGCCTTAAGGTCAAGTAGGGCGTCGGCTGTTAGGTGGGCGGCGTTGTGCGGCTTCTTGTTGCCCTTGAGTCGCAAGGCGTCCAGTGCAAGAGCCTCGGGCCCCATGATCTTAGCTATGGCGGCGGGTGATGGCTTTTCATTATTGCGGTTTTGTAGCTCGTTGGAGATTGAGGCGTCTTTGTCGGCGTACATTTGCAAGACCGACGTTGGCACTTTTTCGGGTTCGTGAACCATGGCCGACTTTACAAATTCTAAATGCTCTTGGCTAGGGTCTTGTCCGTTTTGCCACTTGGCGTTTTCTGGGTCTACTACTGCGGAAAACTCGTTCAAGGTTAGCTCATGCGGTAGCTTACCTGTTTTTTCTAATGTTCTTTTGCCGTTGGCTTTAGCGGTAGAACTTACGCCGCTTAAAAGTTGCGCCCGTGGCGATGGGGGTGTATTTTTGCCGGGGGCTGCGGTGGGTTCATCCTTGGCGGCGACAAGTTCGCCGTTTCGCCACTCACGCCCTTGGCTGTCGATGCCGGTGAAGCCTGGTTCATCGGCCTTGGCGGCGGCGGCCGGTTTGGCCTCGTCGTCTTGTGGCTCGCCGAAAAGTGACGGGCCTACATCTTGGGCATTTCCTCCCCGTATATCTCCCGGTAAGTCTGCTTGTCTCGTTCCTCCTGTTCCCTGGTCGTCTTGAGGATTTTGACTACTTGTTCGCACATCGTTTTTGTTTGCTCCGTCGACAATTTCATGAATGGCCGATCTGACGGCGGCAAGGGTTTTTTCGACGATGGCTTTTTTTGATCCTTTGGCATTTGCATATTCCTCTACGCTGGCGTTGATGGCGTCGCTCAACGGCCCGCTTAAGTGTTGAAACTGTTCGTACGCCTGTTTGATTCTATCAGCTTCTTTAGATAGGTCTTTATTTTTATCGACCTGCAGCACATTCCCAGCGCCCGCAATATTCTTCGCCCGGCGGGCGTTGCCTGCCATTGCGTAGTCGTTTACTTCCTGCGTTAGCATGTTTCTGATTTTTGTTTTTAACTCGGCCTTCTCTAAAAATAAACTTTTCCCTTCGTCGTTGTTCCCGAATAAATCCATCTGGCCGCCGCCGCTTTTTGTCGGGGTGCGGGAAATATCTATCGCCGCTTGCTCTAATGTTGCGGCGTTAAAGTCTTTATTGGTTTTGTCTTTTTGCTCTAGGTAATGATTGTATAGCTGTTCTTGTTGTTTGTGGTCTTTTAGATGTCGGCCAATAGCTACGGCCTTATCTTCGTCTAAAATGCCGCTAGCTAGATCGTTAAAGATGCGGTTGCTTAAGCCTTTTAATTGGACTGCGTTATCGACCACTTTTTCCTTTAGGCTGACTCCGTGCCCCTTTATGTCTTCGACCGTCTGCCCCGATTCCCGCAAGAACTTTGCGGCGTCCAGTGCGGTGCCTCTGCCCTCCGCCATGTTGATCAATGCGCCGGTGCTGCGTGCGACGCTTGCATTGGGCGCTATAATCATTTGTACGTTCATCTTTTTATGGCCTGCACGGTTCGCCAATTCCATTCGATGATGGCCATTAACCACATACACTTGACCGTCTGCGGGGTCTTTCCATGCGTGCACGACGCCGGCGAATAAGCTATTGAACTTCGATACATTTTTGAGGTTGTCGCCTGCGCCGGTGGTGCTGTCTAGTTTTTGCTTGTACTGAAAACGGGTGGGGTCTACCTTGATGGCGGCGGTGTCTAGGCTGAGAAGTTCACCGGCCTCCCCGATGCCTTTTTGCTCGCCGCTGTCGGTGGCTTTTTCCGCCGCTGCCGCTGCTTTGGTTTCGGTAGGCGTTGGCTTGACTGCGGGGGTTTCTTCGGGTTCTTTGGCGGCTTTTGGCTTTAGTAAGTGCTCTGCATAATCCATCGCCGTTATGCCTATAGACGCTTCATCCATGAATTGGCCTTGGTCGTTTTGCAGCCGCCTCTCGCCTTTTTGCGATACTGTTACCTTGTATCCTTTTTTGATCTTTTCTTTTATTAAGTCTTTTCTCTTTATTAAGCCGCCGCCGGAATTTACTTCTTTCTCTAAGGCTTTTTTTGCTCTTTCTCGGTCTTTAGGTGGCAAGGTTTCCGTGAATGAGTCGTGGTCAAATTTTTCTTTTGGCGGTGCTTCTGGTGGTTTTGGCGGCGGCGTCCATGGGCTAACTTGCTCGTCGCCTTTGGGATTTTTTAACCATTCTTCCGCTTCTTCTTGGCTGTTAAATAATCGGTGAATATTGCCGCCGTTGGGGTTTTCGACTTTAAATCTTTGCGCAAGGTTGCCCGCACCGTCTCGGATTGAAACCTTTGTTATTGCTGGCCCCTTCGATAACTTCGTCAGGTCTTCCACGCTCATCTTCATGAGGTCGTTAGCCAGTGCGGCGACGTGCTCGGGCGGTGTGTCGTCGTGAAGTGCGTCTACCCTGGTGGCGGCGTCGTTGTGGGAAGGTGAGTGCCCGGCGGGAAGTGATGTGCTGGCGGCGGCGTGAATAGCCGATTTTTCTTTGGCGTTTGGATTTTTTACTTGCCTGCCGTTGGCGTAATATCTGGTATGGCCTAGCTTATCTTTTTTCTGGCCTGTGAAGCCCGCTTCAAGAATGCGCTGGCCTTTGGATTGGTAAGCTTCGATTAGAAGGCGAACGATAACAGCGCCTTGGGCGCCGGTCATATTTTTCATGTAATGGGCCTTACTAAAAAGCGCCGGGCGCCGGTTAGGAAAGCGCCACGACGGTGATATTATTTTCTGTCTGAGTAATGCCGAGGATTAGCAAATACTTAAGCCGTGCCTCATCGGCGTCGATGGCCGGTAAGGTTAGGGTTGGGTTGTCACGAATGCTGCAACGGTATTGGTTCGCCGCTGGTGCTGGTGTGGGCGCCTGAATGCGTGCCCCCTCGGTGGATGAGTCCGAGGGAAACACGCTGGCAGGGGCGGACGGTGGTAAAATAACTTTCTTAGCCATTAGTCATTGTACCCTAGAACAACAAACCTTGGATCACGAACAGCGGCCACGCCCATTAACGATGCCTTAACGGCGAGGGCGATATCCTGTTCAAATTCACGGGGGTTGTTTGCTGGCGCTTCAACGACGGTCAAAGGCTTGGCTTCTCTCCAAATAAAGGTCTTTTTGAAGTCGCCTAAAAGCACATAGCTATCTGTGAGTGATGCGCTCACACCGGATTCGATTAACAGGCGGCGAGCGTGTGGGCTCGTTAATACCTGGTAGTCGGTATCCAGTGGGTTAGGCCCTTCGATGTGCTCGGGGTTGCCGCTGGTCGCAAAGTTGCCAGACTTTACGCTGGTTGCACTGAATACCTTTTTAGCACGGTATTTTTGTGCGGGCATAACGAACAATTGTTTAGGTTCGATCAAGATGTTTTTCCCGGTGTTCGGGTCGGTCATCTGAGCGAACAACTGTTCCATCGAATTGATCGACGTCCAGTCAGTTAACGTGAAGGTTTCAATCTTATTTATCCATGCGCCGGTGGTTAAATAAGTGTTGTAGCTATTGCCGTTCCATTTGTGGGCGTTAGTAATACCGAGCACCATTTTCAAAATGCGTTCTTCCCTTGCAAGGCCGCAATAGGTGCCGACGCTGCCTGCTGAGTCGAGGATTTGGCCGGTCAAGTCGGAGTAGATTGCTTCCATGGTAACGGAGCAAATTTTACCGATTTTCTCGATGGCAGGATACTCGATGTAATTTGCACTGAAGGAAGTTTGTGGGTAAGGCATACCTTCTTCCACTTTTTCAACGGAGTCGGTCACGTTGGAAAGCCATGGTACTTTCTGCTCTTTTAGGTTGCCATTGGTCACGGGAATTGTGTCACACAATTCATCGCCGATAAGTTTTGCAAGCTCGAATTTATCTTTAATTTCGTTCACTAGCAATTGCCCGGTGATGGCAGTAAAAGCCGATGCGCCGGTAGATTCTGAGGCTTCGGTGATCCTCATGCCGCTGTTATGGCGCTGAAGGTTTTCAGCCCAGTTGTCGCCCATGAAACTTTCAGCAAGGTTGCGCAAAGAAATTGCGTGCCTGCTGATTTTGCCGTCTCGGATAGCTTCGCCCAAAAACTTGGACGCCTTGCCGATTCCGTACGATTCTGTCAATTTTTTCAGTCTGTTTCCAATACCCATGATGCACTGTCCTTTCAATTGTTTTTGGTTACTTAGCTACTGCGTTTAAGGTGCTTAGAAGTTGTATTTTAACTTTGGTTGCGGATGCGCCGGTGTTCTCGATCACCCGGCCGATTGCCAATGCCACGCCGGAAACTTTTGCAACGGTGCCGTCAAGCATGTTGTTGCCGCTGTCTTTTGCGGGGCCGACAAAATCACCAAATTCATAGGTCGCTGCGGATGCGTCGCATTCAAATACGCCGCTGCAATCGATGCGAACAATGTTGTCGGTGCTGTTGCCAAAAACCCTGGCTTCGGCTGCTAGTTTCTTTTGGCCGCTGATGCCTAAAAAAGTAAGTGCAAATGCGGTTTGGGTCGTCGCAATGTTGGTATCCCAAGTAAATTCTGACGCCTTATTGACGTAGTTGGTGCTGGTGTTGTACCCGACAATATCTCCGATTGCTACGCTGTTAGCGGTGGCGATTGGGGCGCTTACTGGGTTCGTTTCTCCATACAGATATCTGGCCATGGGTCACTGTCCTTTCTGGTGCTACTTATTGAGCAGTTCGGTAACAAATGTGTCATAGCTCTCACTTACAACCGCTACCGAGGTTGAAGTGGGCTTTACGGTGCTGCGCCCGGCGATTGCCCGGCGATCAGCTATGAGCGTTGGCCATGCGCTTTCTTTGAGGCGCATTAACTGCGTTACAAAAATTGCGGTCACGGCTTCGGTTGGAATTTTGGCCTCTTTGCATTTACGCAAGAGTTTGGTTTTTTTAAGTCCTAAAGATTCTTTCACTCGATAAGCATCGAGTTCAGCCATGAGGGCCTGCACTTTAGGGTTGGTTGATTCCTTGGCTTCCTTCTTGAATGGCGGTGCCTTGCCGTCGCCGGCTTCTTCATCGCCTAAAAGGTCTTGCTCCATTTGTGCGGCTTCGTCGTCGCCGTCGGCCTCGTCAACGGGTTCTATGTCTTCGTCTTCGTCGATGGGCTGCGCTTCTGGCGGTGGTGCCATTTCGTCGCCGTCTGGTTCGGGTTCGCCTTCGGCTACTTGGTCGTCGTCCATTAATTTTAATGCGCCTAAAACCTTCTTGCGCTTGTCGGCGCTCGATAGGCCGGCGTCGTTGATGATTGCCATGATGGCGTTGCCGAGGTGGGTTGCAAAGTTTTCTTCGCTTTCCTCGTCGGCCTCTGGCACGGGCTCTTGGCCCATGTCGCTATTAATCATTGGCGGCGGCGCCATGCCTGGAAGTTCTTCTTCATCGTGCATTTCAGTAATCCTTTCGTCGTTTTCGGTGCCTAGTAAAACTTTTCCCATTTGTTCTGATTCGTCGTCGGTTTCATTAACCCTGCCATATTTGTCGTGCATGATCCTCGGTGGTTTGGCTGTCGCTTGGCGGCGGGCCTTTTCCCAGCCATTTTGCCAGTTAAGTTGATTGGTTGTGTCGCCCATGCGAGGTCGGGGGTTGCTTTTGTCGGCAATGCTCTTGTAAGGGTTCTGCTTAACGCCTGATTGATACGCCCTATAGCCTTCGGTTTCCCCCGGTGTGTGGTAGCCTGGGAACACGCCGCCGATATGATCCTCAGTAACTTGCTTCATGCGATAACTTTCAAATAGGCCCTGGGTCGTCGCTGGGTCGGCCACAAGGTCGACCGAGTCCACATCTTTTATTTCAGTTACCAATTCGCCGCCGGTGGCGGTGTTCTGCACTTCGGCGGTTGCGTTGTGCGATAGGCCGATTGCCGTGGGGTCGTTCTTAATCCACCATCGAAATGCTTCGGCAAGAGGGTGCGCCGGGTTGTATTGAAGATCGCCATAAAGGCCGTCGCCTTGCATTCGGACGTTGACCATGCGACCGAATCGCTCGCTAAATTTGCGGGGGTCGGTGCCGGTGTTATGATCGAGGTTTACTTTGACGCCCTCATATTTATGCGCTGCTTTGATGAGTGCTTCACGGGTGTAGGTTCGATTATTGCGTGATTTGAATCCGAGTATCTTGCACCCTGGTACGGTGGGGGGTGGGGGATTTTCCCCACGTGCCACAACGGTCATGGCTGCCATGCGGGGCAAGCCTTTGATTACGTCTTCACGGATGGATAATATTCGACTCATGAATATAAATGACCTGCCGGGCAAAAAATAATTTACTCGGTAAATATTCTCAGCATTTCAATGCCCTGGTCATAAAGTGCGAGGGCGTCGCCTGCGGTGCGTCCAGTCAGGCGGGCGGTGGCGGTCAGGCTAAGATGATCGACTAGCCGGTGTCGCATAACGGCGGCGTGCTCGGGTGGTAATACCTCGAGGGCGTCGTCGAGTAGGTCAAGGGTTAGTTCTGACTGGGTGCTGGTCACATCGACAAGAAGGGTGTCCATCACGCCTTCCCACTGAGGCCGACGGGCGAACACATAACGATAAACCGATCCTTTAATCCATAATCGGGCATAGGCCCCGAATGTGACGCCCTTAGTGCTATCCCATTTCCCTGCGGCTTTGAGTAGGCCAAGCCAACCCTGTTGAATAAGATCGTCCATTTCGGTGTGGGCGTGGGTGTGGTACTGCGATGCGATTTTAACGACAAGCTGTTCATGCGCTAGGATGGTTTTTTCATCGACCATGTGCGGCCCTGCCTAGAACGTGGGGGCGGCCTCTTGGCCTGCGTCCGGGGCTGGCGCCTCGGGTGCTGCTTCTGCTCCGGCGTCGTCCTGTGCCGGTGGTGCTCCTGCCTGACCGGCGCCGCCTGGTGCGCCTTGCTGTGGCGGTGTAGCTGGGTCAAGCTTTAAGTTCTTGGATTCTGTCTCGTAATCTAATCCGAGTTCGGCGCTGATGGTTTGTTTGCTCTTGATGCCCATGTCTAGGTAAGCCTTATTTGTTGAGGCTTCTTTGTCTGTGTCTCGGGTCACTAGGCTGGGCCCTTCGGCCTTGATGGAGATGTCGGTTAATACGCTGGCGGGAAGAATGCCGTTGTCAATAGCGGAACGAATCTGACGCCATATTAAGCTGCGGTTAGGGTTTAACCGGCGCTCTCCGAATGCTCCGCCAAGCATTGATTGCATGCGCTTAAAAGTGCGGTGGGCTGGGCCCTCGGCTACAAGTGCGCTTGCATAGTTGTTGTTTGATGCGTCGGCGCTCATCATGGTTTCGCTGATGCCGTAACGTGAAGCAATAGCCCTAAGATTAGCCTGCAAGGTATCGATTAAGCCGCCGGCGTCTAGGTTAGCGGCGGGAAATTCGTAATCAATATTGTCGCTGCTGGTCAGGATTGACCCGTAACCGAATCGGTTGAGGTTGCTGGTTTGTCCGGTGGTCGGGTCGGTGAGTGTGGCGTCGGTGCTCTGTGCGGTGAGGGCTGCCAGCGCATCGGGTGCGGCGTCTTTCACTTTGCGGATGACGGCGAATTTTGCCCGTGCTTTGGCCAACGTGATAAGGCTGGTCAGCAAGTCTTCGCAAAATCTAAAATTTCCTTCGACGGCGTAGGTGGTAGGCAGGCCACGCTTGGCATTGGAGTCGGTGTTTAGCTTTAGGTGGATGATATCTTCGGCGGGCACTAATGTCGGCGTTAGGCTGTCGTAAGGTCGTTCAATTACCCAATAGCCTCGAACGTCCATGGCGTCTTCGGGGTCGGATTCTATGCCGAAACTGTGATCGGGTCGGGCGGTGCTGTCCTCGGGTGAGCGTACTAGCTCGGGTTCGATGAAGCGTAAAGTGATCAAGCCGCCCTGCTGGGGGAATGATCTGATGAATACTTCGCCATCGACGTGAAGGCGGCGCATTGTCTCGGCTTCCATTTCGGGAAGCTGGTTCGCCTCTCGGAATAGGTCGATTAATTCTTGAACGTGGGTCACTAGGGCCTTGTCTACGGTCTTTTTGCGTGGCATGGCGGTGTAAGTAAGGCCGGTGCCGACGACGTAATTGATGTGTGACGCAACGGCGGCCAGTGCGTACTCGTTATTTTTGCAGATTAGCCGGGAGCGATCCCGAATCATTTTAAGCTGGAACCAAGTTATGTAAGTCGGCAAGCTTTCGCCGGTGAGTCGGTTGTCACGTCGGCTAAGGTATTGGGTGCCGCCATCGCTGAAGCCGTAGGGGCTTTGTTCTGCGAATAGGTCACGACTATCGCCGTAAGGGAAAAAGGGCATACTGCCCATGAAGTCGGTCGATTCCATCGCTCGTTTAATGTTCATCGTGTTCCCGGTGGCTTAGGTGATATCGACGACTGCGAAGCCGGTGAGCCTGCCGCCTGACTTGATGTCGAGGGTCAGGCCCTTGCCTGCGGCGGTCTTGCATAGGGGGATGGCCACGGTGCCGATGTTGGTTACGAATTGCTGTAGGTCGCTCAGGATAATCGGGCCGGTAAGCTGTGCGCCGTCCGAGTCTTCGATCTGAAACGCCACGCCGTTAAGGTTGGTGACGGCGATCATAAGCAAGCTTACGACCTTACTGGCTTCAAGCGCCTTAAGGGTGTAGATGCCGGGCCCATTTGAGTCAATTACCACGGTAGAAATAGCCATAGAATCTCCTTTATTATAAATGACCCGTAACACGTTCGACCGTGCTCGAAGCCGGTAAAAAGCATGCAAGATTGAAGGCGTCGGCAAGGTCGGGGCTTTTCCCTAGTCGGCGTTTGGTTTGGGTTTTGGCTTCAACAACCCGGCGGTTCATCGAGTCCACGACGAAAACGGGGGCCTTAAGTTCGGCCAATAACTGCTGTTGTGCGGCAAGTGGTAGCTGCTGCATGGATAGGTTGCCATCACGGGCGAGTTCGGCCGATAAGAACCATAGCTCGCTGCGTAGGTTTGGGAAGTCGCCGGGATAGTTGGAAACGGTGGACGAATTGACGCCGACGAAATTGTACCGTTCACTGCCTGCACCATGGCAATCGACAACACCGGCGCCTAGTCCGCCCTCATCGATGTAGCACGGTATTTTTTTGGCGTGCTGGTTGGGGGTGGAGTGTTCGGTGGCAAGTTCTTTAAGGCGCTGCGCTGTTTGCGTAATTGTCCAACCTCGATGCCCTTCAATGGCGATGATGCACCGGCCCCGGCGTGTGACCATAACCGTTCGATCATCACCGAAACGGGCAACGTCGCAACCGATTGCGACAAGCCAATTAGGTTCAACGACCATGGGTTGCAAGAGCAAGGCCAGTGCGCTGTCGCCCCATACGCTGTTAATGGCTCGGGTCGGCCATCTGCCTAGGATTTGAATTTCAAACAAAGGGTCTTCGGGCAGGTAGGTGACGCCCTCGAATGTAAAGGCGTTCCAAGGGTGCGGCTCATCGGGGCTTAACCTTTTGCATTCGCCTTCGAGCCGGTCAACGACTTGCTGGTAGGTTACTGCGCCGGGGATAATGTTGGTTCGGCTGGTTACGTTGGGATGGTCTAAGGCGCTCATTTCGAGCACGGTATGGCGCCCGCTTGCTTCTTCTGCGTATGCCGGTGATGAAACATCGTAAGGGTTATAGATGCCGAGAAAGCAATAGGAAGGGCCATCTGATAGCATGGTTCGAGCACGTTCCCAAAATATCTTATCGACGCCGGCGGCCTCATCGAAGACGATCATTAGGGCGGTGCCGTGCCTGCCTTGGAATGCGTCGGCTTTGTTTGCGGTGAGCCCATGAATAAAGTGGTTTGGTGATTCTTCAAGGCGGGTTGCCTTGGGCAAAAAGTGCGGGTCACGGGGTCGAATATTCCTGAGCTCTTTGAATAGCAAGTCGGATACTTGAATATGGGTGGGGGCGGTGGTGAGCACTAGGCCTGGGTTATGCCGGTCGTAAAACCACGACGCCGCAAGGGATGCGATAAAGGTTTTGCCGACGGCGTGCGCCGCCCTGACTAATACGCTGTAAGGCGGCTGGGTGAGGGCGGTCAGGATTTGCGCCTGCTGTGGTGTGATGCGGATGCCTTTGGCGGCGGCGTAGGCGATTGGGTCAGCGGGTAAGGCGGTATTGAGTGCGGCCAGTTCCATACGGGTGCGGCGTGCTAGGGCTAGGATTTGGCGGGCTTTCATTTCCCGTCATCCGCCTGCCTAGCAAGTGCGGTGCGGGCCATTTCGCCACGGATTGCCTGCACTTCTTTTTTGAGGTCGTCGAGTTCCCGGCGGTCGGTGATCTTTGCGAAAAGCTCGGGATGCCGGCGTTCCAATAGCCACGCCGAGGTTTGCCAAGTAAGCTTGCTATGGCCTTGGAGATTTTTTAGGTTGTCCGAAATAAAGTCATCGGCGGCTTTGGCCATGGCCAAAACGAGTTCGCCATGAATGCCGGTGGGTTGTTTCTGGCCTCGTTTTTTCCAATCGTAAACGGTGGTGCGGTCAATGCCGGCGGTGGTAGCTGCCACGCCAATAGGGCACCCGGTGCGAATGGCTTTGCATATTGCGGTGATGTGTTTTTTGGTGATGCTGGTGGCCTTTTTGGCCATGTTTTCCCCTTTTTAAGCTGTTGGATATTAGGAAGCTATTTTGTTACGTCGGCGCCTGGTGGGTCGAGCTCGGCGGCGGTTATTTCGCCGGACTGCATGCGGCACCATAAGCGAAGCGCTTCAAGCCCTTCGGCCATATACATGGTCGCCGCTGCCTGCGCTCGAACATAGTCGGCGGCGCAATAGCTCGAATAGGTTTCGTTGAACCAGTCCACTGGTACTTGGCATTGCTGCGGGTAAACGGGTTTATTGTTTGCGTCTGGTGGTATCATCTTCGGCCTCGTCTGCTTGTGTGTGGGCTGTTAGGGTTGCGGATAAGGTGGTTAGCGGTGCGCCTCATGCGTTGGCCGATAGCCATGCGGTTGCTGAAGTGTCTGAGCACGGCCCAATAGAATTTGCCTTTTGACGGCCAATTCATGGCTCGGTTCATTATTGCCCTGGGAACGGATGGATAAACATAGCGGCCTGACGAGTTGTTTTTGCTGGCTCGGAGTGTGACGAGGGTCATGTCGCCGATATCCCGAATATCCTGCTCGCCGCCGTAATCGCCTCCCATTTGCCGAAAATTGAAAGCTCCGATCCAAGACGAATCGACATCGACATCTTGCCCGTCTTGATAGCCATACCTGAGTGATAGGTCGGCATGTTGTTCAACATCTCGCTTGTTGTAGGGTCTTGGGTCTTGTCTGGTTGTGGTACTAGGTAGCACTAATTTTCCACGTCGGCGGCGTCGTTGCCCGTCCTTTGGCACCATCTGGTTTTTAAGGCCGAGTAGTTCGTTCTTAAGAATACCTAGCAACCTTGAGTGTTCTGCGGCGTAAGAATTTTGCGAGGTGTTTGAGACTGGTACTAATCCACGTTCCTCATATGCCGGCGGCATTATTTCGAGTTGCTGCTTTGTCGGTGGCTTAGGTGGTTGCCTGGGTGGTGTTCGACCACTTGGCGGCGGTGTGTTGCCAAAAAGTAGCTTGCCCAAAAATTTACCCAATGCTCCGAATATTGAAGGCCCTAGCATGGTTTATCTCCCTGGGTTGCCACGAGGTTTTCGGGTCTTGTTGTTATCTCTTGCTGCCTGCAAGCCCCCGAAGGTTTCAAAGCCCTGTTTTTTCTTGAAGTGCTTTATGTTGTTCGCTTCGATGCCGATTTTGTTGGTCGGCAGGGTGATCGCTAACAGGTCGCTTTTGGTTTGGTTCATGTAACCGGCGGCGTCAAGTGATGCCTCATCGGGAAAAACTTCGGCGTGCCGGTCATCGTCTTTATTAATTAGGTGGTCTTCTTTTCCGCCTAGGGAATAAAGGTACTTGAAGTTTTTAGGGCAAGCGCCTTCGACCATGCGTTTGAATCTGCTGACTTCCTTGGTGTAGGCGTAGAAGGTCACTGCTGGGGTTAAAATTGCGATGTCTAACCATGATTGAAGATAGTCGTCACTGTAAAAATCGCCGGCGTCGTGAATGCGAACATAAGCTATTTTTTTATGGCTCTTGATGTCGGCGATCATATCGGATTGCCACTGCCCTAAGTCGGATAAGGTGCGCTCTAGGTTGTCTAAATGTTTGGCTTTGACGGTCGGGAATAGGTAGGTGCCATTTCTTGCATAGCAAAGATTAACGCAAGCGCTAGCATTAGGGCACGGGTTAAACCATGTGCCGTCGGCTCGTTTGGTCTGCCACGCTGGTAGCGTCCAGTTCCAAATACCATCGGGTTTCAGTTCGCTGTTTTGTGTTAATAGTGCCATAAGCCTTAACCCGCCCTCCTTACCCTAATAAATGACCAGCAAAGCATGTGCTGCGTCTTTGGCCTTTTTTGGTGGTGTATAACTGACGGTGATTTGGTTGACGTGATCGGTGTTATCTTCTCGAAGTACGCCTACGGTGCGCATGAGGTCGATGCAAGCCTTTAGGCTGTTGTCGAGGTCTCGGGTGCTGCGCCAACCTTTGCCGCCGACGATGGTTAGATGAACCTGGCACGGGTAAACGGTGTGGGGTTTGGTTGCGCCTATGTTGATCGTGTTTTCCGCTAACCATTCAACGTATTGTTTTGTTCTGAATGTCATGCGGCCCCGTCGCCGGTAAAGGTGGTTCACCGATGGCGGAATGGTGAGGGTGTAGATGCGGTTCATGAGGTGGGGGCCTGCTCTATCACTTTAAGCTCATTAAATTCTGGAAGGTGCTTGTCTAAAATTCTTTCAACTATTTTGGAGATGCCCTCGTTAGTTTGAGCATTTATGAATTTAAGTCGAAGCATGACTTGGTCGCTAAAATAGATGCCTCTTTGCCTAAATGTTTTGTCTTTGTTTTTAGTTTTATCTTCGGTGTGTTGTAAATTGTAAACGGGGTTTTGCTCTTTAATGCAATCTTCTTCGGCTTCTTTGCATTCTATTTCAGTAGCAAAAGGAATTGATTCAAAGCTCGTCATTAACTTGAACCATTCTTTTCCTTTATGCTGTGAGAATCTTCTTGATATGTTGTTGGTAAAGCCAACGTAGAGAAGTTGCTTGCCTTTACCAAATATCTTGTACAAAAAATAAGCCATAAAATACTCCATAAAGATTTAAAAGCTTTGCCTGGCAGTCTGGCTTTTCAAATTTCAGACCCCTGCTCCCGTTTGGAAGTCACTAAGAAACGGGTTCAAGTTGCCAAGCAAAATTAGGCCCCCGCATATTTCAAATGCCTTACCGCCGCCACGGATGGCAAGGCAATGCGGGGGTTTACGGGTTGACTACTTACAACCGGCGGGGCGTGTGCCACGTCGGTGAAATAGTCGGTTGGTTCTGTCACGCTTCACGATGCGGGTGGTGTTTACCTGCACGCTAAGACGGGGGCCACGGGCTGCGCTGCACTGGCCGCCAGAACATTCGCCGGCGCCGAGCGCCAAGGTCAATAACAATGCGATCATAAGATCACTCCTTAATTAGAACTAACACTACTGCCCGCCACGTTAGCGGGTTTTCTTTTGGGTGCCGTCTTGAACGGCTTTAGATCGGGGGAGCCCTGCCCTAGAGCATAAACAGGGCCGTGGCCGAGGTCGATTAGGTGCTCAGGCCGGCGAAGTTCTTCGGGCCTGCACCAGCCGACAAAATGAACGAATGGAAGCTGCACGATGGCGAGTACCATAAGGTCAATGTCGGGGTTGTTTTGTTGTGGGTTGCTGATTAAGCGGCCGGACAATTGCGACGTGCTTTTGATGTCTACTCGTTTGCCTGCGGTGATGTTGTCGTAGCCGTTTTTGCGGCTGAGGAAGGTCAGGTCGGGGAAAACATTGTGAAACTTTGCCCATGCGTATTCTGCGGCGACGCCTACCACATCGATAGAGGTTTGGTCGTGTCCGAATTGCCTGGGGGTTGCGCCGCTGGCCTTGCTTACGGCGGTGCGCAATGCACCGAGGGTGTGTATCACGCCGATGTCGGCGGGGGATAATTCGACTTGCAAGTTTTTGGGCTGCTTTAGACTCGGCTGCGACGTCCTGTCGGCTGATGCGGTGGTGATATCAAAGAGGGTTTATACCGGCTCTTGTGTGTGTGTGTTTTACCATGTGGGCGACACGTGTCAAGAAAATTAAGGTCTACTTTTAATTTTTTGTAGAACTATTTTGGCGTCTTCTTTTATTGATTTATTAAAACTTTTCCAGTCCTTTAAGTGTCCTACAAAAAAGTGACAATTGCCGCCGTTTTCGCATAGGGTGATAAAGTTTTTGTTATCGAGTTCGAGGTCGGGGTGAAGGTGGTAGGGCTGCATGTGATGCACTTCGAGATTGTCGACGCTTCCGCATGCGGCGCAAGCCGGGTTTAGTTTTAGCCACGCTTTACGGGTAGCTGGCCACTGCGGCGAACGTGCGGGCATGCCTGCGAAGTATTCGGTAATGCGTTTTACAATGCTCATAATTGCTCCTTGAGTTTTGAGGCTAGGGTGATGTAGGCGATAGCGTCCAGAATCGAGTCGTGTTTGTGTAAATTGCTTTCCCGCACGAGCTTGAGGCCCGCCATCAAGAGCGCTACCTCCGAGTCGGTGATCTTTTCGTCAGGCGCAAGCTTATTTCTGAGCAATGCGCTCCACACGTCGGCGATTGCGGTAAGCGAATCTTTCGGGGAGCCGTACTGGGTTTCTCGTTCTTTAATGATTGCGTCGGCCTCGGTGAGAATATCGATCATGAATCTAGTTTGCCTCTCCTGCTCGGCGTGCGTCAGTGCGTAAGCATTGCCCGCAAATTTTCTCGAGCCATTGCCTGTTAAGTTTAATTCCCTCAGTCCTTTTGAGTAGCAAAAATGCCACGACAAAAGCACTAGCAAGGGCGGTGTTTTCCTGTTCGGCGTCGAACCAGTCTCGTTCAAGAATGGTATCGATTACGGGTTTTAGTGCGACTATTTCGGGATGCTCGATGGTGGCTAGGTCGTCGATAAAATCGGCGATAAGGTCGTCAATGGTGCTGGTCTTCCACTCGCTGCCGCTGCCCTCGGGGTTGTAAGCTTCGTTTTCTTCATCCCATGCGCTTGGGTCGTCTTCGAGCCCGTCGAGAAAGGTGTCGTCGTCGTCGTCGTTTTTGTCTGCCATTGTAGTTGCCTCCTGCAAATAAATGACCCCGGTGGCCGGTGTGCCGGGGTCGTCCATGGAATCTCTAGGCGTATGAGTGCACACCCCCGGCCCTATGGTTCGCTAGAATGGCAGGTCGTCGATGAACTCATCACCGGCGGAACCTTTTTCGCCTGCGGGAATCGCTGAGTAGCTGCGTATCCTTGGGTAGACTTTATCCTGGTAGCTCTCGTTCAAGGTTGCGACTCGAAGGGTCTTCCCTAGTAGGTCGGCGCTCTCGTTAAGCTCGGTGACGCCGACGGCTTCACAAATTGCCTGCAAAGTTGCGGCGGCAATTTCCTGCGCTCTCACGCTGGGGTTCCTCAGATTGAGCCGGTCAAAGATTTTAGCGCCGGCGTTAGGCCCGTCAACGACTTCAAAAACCAATTGAAGAAATTCGCCGGTGCCTGCCTTCGTGGGTTTGGTTTCTTCGCCGGTGATGCGAACGGTGTAAAGCCCTGGGGGCAAGTCTTTGAATACGGGGCGCTGCGTGCCGTTTGGCTTTGACCAATCCGTCTTATTAAAAATCATACTAAATCTCCTATTTTCCAATCCTTAGTGATACAACCTTCTGACCACGCCACGCTGGCGGGGTCAAGCTTTTTGGGCTCGTCGCCGGGATGAATCCCGAAACGAACCGACATGCGAGAAACAATATTGTCTAACACGGTGCGGGGCTGTGTGTCCGCTGCCAGTGCGATGGTGATATCTTCCACTAATAAAGCTTTTTCAATGGCGGTTTCTGCCCTAGCTTTTACCTGCATGCGCCATTGTGGATTGCGGGTAAAGTATTCGGTCGATCCCATTAGCGGGCGATCTCGGGAATCTTTAATACCGGCGTAGGGCCTGCCATCGGCACACCTGCACCATACGCCGCAAGTGCGGGTGGTACACCACACGCCATCGATAACATCGGCCAGCCATGGCACGGTGATCAATCCGCTGTTTAAACAGTCGGTGCAAACGCCCCGGTCGTCGTTTATGTCGTAGCTCGCTCGCTTGATCTTTTCACGGCGAAATATCAACGCATGTTGTTCCAATGCGTTTAAATGTTTCTCATGATTGAAGGGCGGTATTTCCTGACGGGCAACGCCATCGGTGGCGGCGGTCATTTCCTCCGGTGAAAAACCGTAGCGCCGGAAAAAACCGACCCATGTTCCAACCATGCGCCCATCGGCGTCGTTATGCCATCCGAATAGGGTGCGGTGGTAGTCGGCCCAGCGCATCCATTCAGACTTTTCGGCGGCTTGTGTGACAAGGCTAGTTTCGGCCATTGTATGCCACTCCTAACACTTCCCGCTGCCGTGGGTCGGCGCTCATAAGATCGAGCAATTCTTCGGTGCTTTTTGGTGCCGCTGGGCCCTTGCGTTGCTGCGGTCTAAGCTCTCGATCAGAAAACAAAAACAGAGGTTCCGTTCGATCACGTTTTGGGTCTTCGATTGCGGCGGCGATGATCGCCGGCGACATGCCACGCCGAAGGGCTTCGGAAAAAACTTCGATGACCTTCGGGAAAGTTTCGTTGCCTGGCCGACTGCCTCGAGCGTAAAAATTCCAAGACGTCGTGAGGTCGTGGGCGGGGGCGTCCTGCCCTGCCTTGCCAAGAATAGGATAGGATTGAATAGGTAAGCCAAGAATAGGAAGTTGGTCACTCTGAGTCGGGTTCTCGGGGGGGTCTAGTGGCGTACTTAGTGGGGTACTTAGTTGGCTACTTCGTCCTTTTTGGAGGTGGTGACCGTCGTTAAGTAGGTCACTTAGTGGACTACTGGAAACAAACGATTTTCCTTTGCGTGACATGATGCCTTTGATGTAGGTGGGGCAATGGTCTTCCCAGTCGTGGACGCTCAGGCGGCAATCGGGGTGCCGGTCAAGCCATCCAGTATCAACCAATGCGTCAATCATTTCGTCGGCACCGCCTGCCCACTCCATAGCGGCGGCGATGTCTTCGTTGTTGTGGCGACCGATGCCGCCGTCCATAGCGTTTGCCATGCAAAATACCCACAAGCTTTCGAGCAAGCCGACGGCCTGCCAGTGAAGCAGACCTAGC